TCGTCCGTCACGATGTCCGTGCCGTCACGCTGCCACAACGGGGTGCTCTTGGCGGCAATCGCCAGCACCACGTGGTCTGTCTCGTACATCTGCTCCATGCGCACGAGTTGGCGCAGCACCGGCTGCATCCATGTCTCGAAGAAGAGCTTGATGCCGTAGTCCTGCACCGCGCCCGCGGCCCCTTGAAGGACGTCCATGCTGCCTGAGCGATCCATCTGCTTCCCGCCGGCAGCAATACTAGACTGCCCAAAGCCTCCGACCAAGTCGTCGAGGTCCTGCGAGAGTCGGTCCTGTTCCTGATATGAACTCTGAGTAACGTCCGGTGTGTTGACAACCTGGACGTCCTTCTCGGGATCGTTGGTCATCACGCCGCCGCCGGGGACGTTGCGCATCAGCGCGTCAAGGTCCATCTGTGAGCCGCGGCGGATGAAGTAGCGCTTGTTCAGCGCTAAGCGAACGTTATCCAGTCGTTGGTTTGCAACGGAGTTGATTTCCTCCTGCAGCTGCGCCATCTGGGCGACGTCGCCATCGGGGTAGTTGCGATTGGTCTCGATCGCGGAGAACCCCACCACAAAGGGGCGCTCGCCCGGCTGCAGGTGAGGATACATCTCCGTCAGCGGGATCGGGTCCGTCAGCACCAGCTGCGTGCCGAGGGTCCAGAACGCCAAGTCAACGCCGCCCTCGCGGACGATGTTGAGGTGCGCCCAGACCATCATGAATTCGTCTGACGCCTTGTCGGTCGTCGGGTCGACGCGGCGGTAGCCTTCGCGCGCGCGCCGGGTGCGGTTGTCGATGTTCTCTTTCGCTGCAGACGTGATCTCGCCCAGCGAGTACGGGCGCCAGATGGGCTGGCCCGTCTTCGGGCTGTCCATGTTCATGCGCTTGAGTACGTCGCCTGCGTACATGCCCATCATGTAGCACAGGTACGGGCTCGTGCCGGCGGGGTTTCGCCAGTCGCACATCGGATCGAAGAGGAAACACTCCGGCGGAACGATGTCCACCTGCGGCATATCGACGACGATCCGCAACTTCTCGCGGCCCATTGGCAGCATCTCGCCGGTGTCACCCGCGGGCGCCATGATCGGGCGATCTTGGTCATCAAACGCCGGGACGACTTCCTTCACCTGCTCGAAGCGCCAGTACTGATGCGACACGCAGATGCCGTAGACCTTCGTGTCCTGAAAGGCACCCTGCGCCGTCAGGAACCAATTCCACGGCACGACCTCGAGCCGTTTCTGCAGCAGCGCTTTGTTGACGTGCGCCGAGATGACCTGCTGCTCATTGGTCGGATCCGTCGCAGTGATGTCCATGTAGTCTTGCGTGGCGAAGGCCGCGGCCGCGTGGGCGGCTTCTGAAGCCTTCGTGTTCGCGCGCGTCTTCGGGCGGAACGTCCGGGCCCGCTTCCAGTCACGGCGCGTGTAGGGCGTTGCCGGCCCGTGCTCGCCGTGGAAGTGGTGGAGATTGCGCTCCCACCCGAGCGTGATATTCGAATCGAGGTAGTTCCTCGAGTTCAGGAATATGTCGGTGGCTTTCTGGATGCACCAGCCGTCGGATTGCTGCACGCCCATGCTGCCGCGCGCCTGTCCCATGCCCCCGGCGGGATCTGCGATGTTGAGTGCCGGATTCTGCAATTCATGGCTGCCGGCCGTGGGTGGCCGTGGGTCGCCAGCGGAAGCCGCCGCCATGCCCGGGGGCAGGTCCGCCGGAGTGCGCGTGTACTCGTAGGCCGGATCTACGGCAATCGGGCGAGTCTCGGCTATCGAGCTGCGCTGCGGGTCATTGCTTGGCACGGTTGTTCCACTTGTCGACTGTGTGTCGCGCGTCTTCCGAGATTACGTTGTCTTGAAAATCGCGCGGCATGTCTTCGATCGCGTAAGGGTCGATGATGCGGCCGCGGCTCACGCCGTAGCGCTCGAGGATCTCGCCGGCGGCCTTGCGGCAGCGCGGCAGAAGCGCGGCGATGTTGTCGCGCTTCATGTTGAGGCGGTAGCCCATGCGTTTGTTCAGGTTCGGGCAGGCGATGATGACGCTCTCATTGCGGGTGTCCACGTTGACGTGCCACTGCCGCCCCGGGTAGGTGCGCACCAAGTCTTCCCCGATTTTCTTGGCGATGTGGTATTCGAGGAGCGCGGCCTTTTTTTCGTGGCTCTCCTCGGGCGCGGGCGCGTTGAAGTCAATGATAGGGGACGCGCCCTTCTCTCCCTGATAGAAACGCTTCTTGGCATCGCTCACGTCGGGGCCTCCGCCCATCGGGCGCCTTTGCGGATGTTTTCAATGGGTTCAAGGAGTTGCAGATTCCGCAAGCAGTGTTTACCACCTTTTGCAAGAGGGTGCACGTGGTCGACGTGCATTTTGAGACTTCGCGCCTGCAAATAGATGAACTTGAAGCTTATGGGGGCGCAGCAATCGCAAGTTGCCCCTTTCTGCACTGCGATCCGGTGACGCCGTTCAAGTAGTCGTTTTAGCCGGTTAGCTTTGCCCCATCGCCGCCGAGTTGCTTTGGCCGCTTCTTTTCGCGCAAGAGATTGGTAACGGGCCCGGTCGAGAGCCCGGGCTTTTTCGAGATTTGCGGCGCGCCACTCTCGGCATGTGCGTGCGTTTTCACCAGAAACCACTCGTTTGCGGTTATACGCGCGATACCTATCGGGATTCGCAAGACGCCAGGCCTTGGTGCGTTCAGTACTAGTCATGCGGGTCTCTCTGGCTCAAATGATTCCTCGTTGGGCTCAAAACTGTTTCTAACCAAGTCACCTATCTCTGCCGCAAAGGTATGCGACAGTGCGTCAGCGAGGTCGGGCGATGCCGCACCGCGCTTTTTCAGGTCTTTCTTACGCTCGAGCCGAATACGTTCTTTGTCATCATGATAGAATTCTCTCGAAATGAGTTGGAGCCGCAAATCGGGATCTTTGTCCGGGAGTTTCGCGCCCTTCAGCCACTCGCGCATGCGATACCATTGCTCGGCTGTTGCATTATAAAATTGGGTATCGTCAAAAGCCGTTGCGCCGCCATTCACTTCGATGACCGGATGCCCCAGCATCTGCAATCGATCGACCACACCGGCGCCCACCCCCACTCCATCGACAAACACGGCCGCGACCTTGCCGTATTCTTTCATGGCCGCTACGACTTCTGCGGCAAGTTGCATTGTATCGAGCTCACGAAAGCGGCGTATTTCGTGTAATTTGCGGCCTTGTCGTACAGCAATGGCGCTCAAGTCATCGCCATATCGGGCCACATCAACGCCAAATACTATGGGCAGCAGGCACCAAGCTTCATATGGCATTTCTCGCAGCATCGCGCGCTCAACATCTTGTGTCGAGATGAACTGCATCGCCCCAAAACGGGGGAACTCTCCTAGGATGCGGACACGCACGAAATCAGACTCGATGCCGTACGCCTCGATCCACTCGTTTAACTCAGTTTTGTTCGTCATCTTGCACGTGCGGGAATCGACATGGCGGCGCCCCCACCTCTTTTTGTCGCTTTCGAAGCAAGTACGAAAGCGGCCGTCGGCCCGCGTGGGGTTACCGAAAATACACCAGATGGACCGCGGGTCGGTCATGGCTCCTTCCGTCACTTCGTAGATCTTGTCGGAGATCGCGGAGGCCTCATCGAAGATGATTATTTTGTACTTGGAGTGGCGTCCGGCGAAGGCTTCGGAGTTGTGCTCGGTGTTCGGTTCGGCCGAGACGAACCAAGTTTCAGGATCCTTGACGTGCCAGAACTTGGTCGCGGACCACTTGAACCAGTGCCGGTTGGCCGCCCGTTTGTGCCAAAGGGCGAGCTCTCGCCATGTCTTGGTGGACAGCTGGGACATGGTATTTGCCGTGACGACGCCCGAAAGGTGAGGGCGCGTCGACATGCACCACAGAACAAGCCAAGCCGTAACAGTTGTTTTTCCAATGCCGTGACCGCTCGCGGTTGCTTCGCGAATGTTGGCATCGGGCTCGGCGCGCAACTTCGCCGCGATGTCTTCGAGGAATTTGAGCTGCCACGCATCAGGGCCATCAGACTCTGATAACTCGCCATGGCCCCAATTGAACGCGTAATAGACATAACCGGCAGGATCATCGTAGAAACGACCCATGTCGTCAATCATCGCGCTCTCAAACTCGGCATCCGTCATCGGTTGCCGAGCTGCGCGCGCCCTGCTGGTGTCTCCGTGCTGCATTTACGGCCTGAAATTGGGAGTAGACGCTTTGCCATCCACCGGAATCTGCCCGACGATATTACCGTGGGTCGAATAGAGGCCGTCGGTGCCGGCGATGAGCTCTTCATTTGGCTTCGTCACGCCGGGGATGAACTCATGAACCTTGCCGGTGCACTCGTCCAGCATGTACCCGATGGTCTTCGTGGCAGTGTTCGCCATGACGTCCTGTGGGGAGAAGTAGCTAGGCGCATGATCATCCGGCAGGCACGGGTGCGAATGAATGTCCGCGGCCAACTCGAATCCTGCGGGCACGGAGTGTGACATCTCGACGTGGTCGCCCTGCTCGTCGGAGGTCATGAAGGGGCGCACGATAAACTTTCCGGCGGAGTCCTTGGCAATGACCGTGCTGCACTCGTAGTAGTGCGAGCAGGCGTAGAGCTTGGCTGCCGCGGCAACGGCGGCTTCATGCAGCGAATCGTATCTCGGGAGCGACGCAAGATTGTCCACCGGCGGCCCGATCTCGATCGCGACCTGCCTCGGCTTGTGCGGCGTCGGGACGGTGGCGATCACCGCGAACCCCGCTGTGATGAGCGCGCCGCTCAATACTACAAGACTCCAGCCCAGTACTTTCTTCATGTCGGTTGCTCCTGTTCGTCCGTTTTTTCAGAAAAGGGCACGTCGATGGCTGTGTGCTTTTTCGACGGGCCGCGAGTTCTCGCGCGCTCTCGACACTCTTCCAACCGTTCAGCGTGGTTCAAATTGACCTGCACGTTCACCTGCTGCTTCGCCTCACCAAATAGCTTTGAGTTCAATTGTCCCGCTTTGCGGAAGCGCGAATCGACCTGTAGCTTGCTGCGCGCCACCGCGGCGTTATTAGGTACTACACCACTTTTGCCGCCGGTGTCAAGCGTATCCCCTGCTTTGTCGTCTGCTATGTCGATTATCTCTTCATGCAGCCTAAGCATGGCGATCTCCTGCGCCTGCTTGTAGCGCCGGCCCATGTCCGGGTCACTCCCGATGACCTTGTAGAAATCGTGGTTGAGGTTGCCGACGACCGCCAGGACCGCCTTGGTGACCGTCATGCCTTGGGCGACCCGAGTGAATATCTCTTCGATCTGAAAGATGGACCACGCGCTGCGCTCGGAAGCCGCGCGCGCTTCCTCCCACCGCTGCATCTGCAAGGGGTCGGCGCGAACGACCGTTTCGATGTCCGCCCGAGTGAGCAGGTGCTTGGCGCGGGCCTCTTCGAGCGGCGTGCCGGCTGCGACGTCGCCCAAGAAGAAGTCCCACCGGGTGAGGGTCTTGGGCATGCCGGGCTTATGCTCGGGATCCGGAAGGCGAGGTAGAAGGGGAAGGGTGCTCATGTCAGTTCAAAAGGTAAGAGAGCGTCTGCTGCGCAATGCCCTTGCCAAGGGTGGCTTGGAAAGCGCCAGTCTCGCCAATGAAGAATTGAAATGTGCCGTTGCCGGCCGTTACAAGCATCAACCCGTTTCCTCCAAGATAATTTCCGGCATTCTGAATACCAGTATACGGGATGTTTTGCGTCAATGTTGCGGGTTGAATTGCTGCCGGGACCGGCGCAAGATTCATCGTCGTTGCATTGCTTGTGCCGAGGTACGCGCTATTGCCCTCTCCAACTGAGAGGACGCAGATTTTGCCGACGATCGTGTATACGCAGGGAACGGTGACCGTCGTCGTCATCCCGCTCAATGTGCCGGTAAATGTGCCGCTGACCGTGACGAGATTGGCGATGGTCGCTGTGCCCACCTGCAACTGGTTGATCGTCGCGGTACCGGTGACGCTGAGCTCAGTGATGGTGGCCGTGCTGACGTTCTCGGTAGCGATGGTTGCAGTCGTGACTTGCAACGTGCTGATCGTTGCGGTGCCGGTAACGTCGAGTCCAATGAATGTGGCCGTGCCCGGAAGGGCCAACGTCGGCGGATTGCGGTTGGTAACGGCCAACACGGCCCCGCTGAAGGACTGGTTGTTGGGGCTGATGTTCGCGTCGTAGGAGAATCCTGCGGTCGCAAACGATGTGCCGATCACATTACCCAAGACAGCCTCCTGAGCTGCTTAGAAATACGGCGGTACGTGCAAGAACGGATCGTGGTCCGGGTATTCCCACTTCGTACGATAGCCAGAAAATTGGTACACAGGGTACGGCTGCTCCGGACCCGACGCACCGTAGTCCAGCGAGCGCATGTCGATCGTGCGCGTCGCCGGCTTATTCCCCGGAATGCCGGGGCCGTACACCGGGATCTGCCCGATGCTGGTCCCGTAGACCGGGTTGCTCATTAGAGCACCTTGTGGACGAGCGCTACGGCCTTCTCAACGAGGCTCGAGTAGTGCCCGATGAGGAGGGCAGCGGTGAGCTGCTGGTAGTGCACCTCGACGTACGAGAGCACCGCGGCGACTTTCGCCTTAACGGTCGCGTACAGTCCAGTTACCTCAGAAGTCAGTGTGGTTACTTCGCTCATGTGTCCTCCGTTAGAACTGCACCAGAATCCAGATGCGCCCGGCCCCGCCAGCGCCGCCGGCGCCCGAGGCCTGCGTGTTGATTGAGCTCCCGCCGCCGCCGCCGCCCGCTCCCGGCACGCCGCCTGCTCCACCGGCACCGCCCGCAGCCGCCGCGCTCGAGGCGCCTCCGCCTCCGCCCGTGCCCCCGTCGAGTCCGGTCTTGACGCCCGCGACGCCTGCCGCGCCGTCAGTCGTGCCGCCGAGGCCGCCGGCTACGCCGCCCTGCGGGCCGCCGTTGCCGCCGGCTTTGAATACCGCGGCTCCCGTGAGGCTGCCGCCCCCGCCGCCCCCGGCTCCGCCGAGGACCGATGCGCCCCCGAGTCCGCCGACCGCCGCCGAAATGCTCGCCGCGCCGGCGCCGCCGGCATCTAAGTTCGCCGCAGAGTTACCGGCAGCTCCGGTGACGCCCGCTACGCCGCCCGCCGGAGCCACCGTGCTGGCCGTGGCGCCGCTCGCGTAGAGCCCTGATCCTGCCCCGCTGGTGCTCGTGCCCGCGCCGCTGGGACCGCCCTGGCCGCCCCCGCCGCCGTACGCCGTGCCCCATGTGCCGAAAGCCGTGATGCCGCCCTGACCGCCGTTCGTGCCCGTGCCGTTCGTGACGGTGGCGCCGCCCGTACCGCCCGTACCGATCGTGACGGGAATAAGCGTGCCCAAACCTATCTCGGCCCCGGTCAGCTGGAATGTCAGGTACTCGCCGCCCCCGCCTCCGGCGCCGCCCATCGAGGTTGTGGCTGCCGCAACGGACATGCCGCCGCCCCCGCCGCCGCCCCCGCCGACGAGAATAACCGTGAGCTGGTTAGGAAGGCGCCCGTTCGGGCCCTGCGGCACAGTGAACGTGCCGTTCGCCAAGAAAGTCGTGGTCGAGATGGCATTCGCGTAGATGTACGTGTTGCCGCCGCTCGGATCTTGCTGGATGACCGCTCCGGGGAAGGTCAGGGTCTCTCCGCCGCCGCAGATTCCACCCGGCGTTACGCCGTCATGTACGTTTACGCCCATGTGCTACTGCCCTGATTGGTTTGAAATTTCGACCCAAGCGATGCTGCCGACACCCGTCACGCCCGTCCACGGGCATATCGCGCAGGCTTCTCCGGGGGCAAGCGAGACTTCCCCGTGCAGATCCGCGATGATCGTGGCTCCGGCGTAGTTCGTTGCCGTGCCTTGCGGCAGCATCCCGAGAAATTCGACGTAGTTCACGGCATTCGGCCCATAGGTGGCCGCCGTGCCGTTCAGCCATGTCGCCGTGCCGCCGAGCTGCCCGACCGCCTTCGGCAGAAAGCCGGCTGCCCACGTGCCAACGCCGGGGTATCCGGCCGCGCTCACGAAGCCGTTGAAGGCTGAAAGCCCAGGCGTGCAGGTACCATTTGACTTGATGACGCCCCACGGCACTCCCGTGCCCGCCGCCCCCGCCCCGGTCGGGGCAAAGGTGACTCGCACGGGGACGATTCGAACCGAGGGCTGTCCCGCCACGGTGGGCGGGTTGTAGAGGCACAGACCGACGTAATTCACCGGCATGCCGGTGCCCGCGGAGTACGACACTGCGGTGTTCTGCGCGGCGACAAAGAGCTGCCCCGGCAGCTGCTGGGGGCCTGCCCCCGGGAAATTCCAAACCAGCATGCGCGTCCTCCGTTCCTGAGCAGAAGCGGTAGCCCGGCGGCCGCGGCATTGCACCGGAGCCGCCGGACCACCTACGGCAAAACTCGCCAGGAGTCCGAACAATGTCGGAACGAGCGCCGCGGTAGGTTTATGACAGCCGGGCCAGGAAGACGCAAGACCGTGCCGTGGATTATGCGGACTAGCGCACAAGCGCCAAGGACAGATACACGGCCGGGTGTTGGAGTGTGACGCGCTAGTACGTTGCGACGATGTCAGTTCACGCTAGGCAAGGACATGCCACGTATTGGCACCGTCCATGATGTACCTGACCGCGTACGGCACTGTGTAGGGAGTGTTCAGCGTTGTCGGCGCACTGAGAATGGTTTGGCCTGCGTTTGCTTGGAGCACAAAGGCCGTGATCTTCTGGCTCGTGCTGATCTCCACGGTCTGCCCCTGCACCGCGCCGGACGGCATCGTCAACGTTCCGTTGGCGATTGTTCCTGCTGGTGTCATCACGTACGCGTTCAGATTGTTCGCGGTGCTCGGGATCGTACCGTTGAACCCCGAGACGGGGACAACGAACGTCGAAAATACCGAGTACGGTGTGCCGGCAGGACCCGTGGCTCCGGTGGCGCCCGTGGCTCCTGTCGGACCTGTGGGACCGGCCGTGCCCGTGGCGCCCGCGGCCCCTGTCAGTCCCTGAGGCCCGGTCAGTCCTTGCGGGCCCGTGGCGCCCTGCGGGCCGGTTGCCCCGGTTGCCCCTTCTGGCCCGGTTGCCCCCTCGGGTCCGGTTGCTCCCTGCGCCCCGGTTGCCCCCGTTGCGCCCGCGGCGCCGGCGGGACCTACGTTACCTTGCGGGCCTTGTGCGCCCGTTGCGCCGGCGGCGCCCGCCGCGCCTTGCGGCCCGGTAGCGCCGGTCGGACCTGCCGGGCCTGCAGTACCTGCGGCACCGGTCAGCCCGATTGGCCCTTGCGCGCCCGTTGCGCCGGCGGCGCCCGCCGCGCCTTGCGGCCCGGTAGCGCCGGTCGGACCTGCCGGGCCTGCAGTACCTGCGGCACCGGTCAGCCCGATT